TCATTTCCTCGAGTAAGTCTCGGTCTGTCTGGTCTATAAGAATGACTAATCCCAATATCTCTATAAAAACTCGTGGGGTCTTTGTTGAGAAAAGCATTCCAAGCATGTTTTAGTCTATCTCCAAAAGTCATCCCCATTTTGAATTATCACCTCCTCGCTTCGACTTTATCAACAACGGTACTTCTGTATGCCACTTTCCCTGACTCATAGATCCCATTCTTGAGTTGGTTCATGTTGTACCCTTGATCAGCAAGAGCCATAAAAACTCCAACTTCTCCTCGTTTGGCTACAAATCGCACAACTTTACCGGATGGCGATTTCAAGTCGGACACTTTGTCATTCATCAGAGAAGCCATTTTTTTGTTATAAGAATTAATGGTGGCCGCACTGAGTTTGCCGGATTTATTAATTGCTTTCGGGTCTTTCATTAACTCTTTGGCATATTTCATTAATTCTTTCGAAGATTTCTTACGGGCCTTCTCTGTAATTTTCTCGGCGTTTTTCTTAACCCATTTACTATCTTTTTTAGTCAGGTGGTCCGAATATCTGACTTTTCCGGCAGTAGTTAGAGTTCCATCTTTGTTCTGATAACGTCTGATACCCCATTTCATTCCGAGAATGCCGTAATGGGTTAACGATTCCACGAACCTACCCTCCTTATCTACAAAATCCATATACATCATTACTAAGTTGAAAAATGAAGACATATCTAACGGAGAAGAAGAATGTTTTATGTTATCATCCAAATACATGACCATTGGACGAGGCTCTCCCCAAAACATTTTATAGTCTTCTAGTTCCGATGCCGACATATTGGAAAATTTACTTAAAGGAGAGTTCATCGGAACTTCTTTGAACCCTAATTTATCATAAATATGTTTTCCGTCAGGCGTTGCTACGTCCTCCATTGTAATGATTTTTTTGCCTTCTTTTTTAGCAAAATCTATTGCTGCTTTGATAGAGGCTTGTGCATAACCCTTTCCTCTTTGACTGTTTTTTATTCCTATCCAAGCAAAATTAATTTCTTCGTCAGACACGTTAATCATCGACATATCTCCAACTTTTTTACCAGACGAATCCCTAATAGTAAGGTCGTACTGTGTATCGTCTGAACTTTTAGCTGTTATTTTTTTCAATAGTTTTGCTATCGGAGAAGGGGGATCTTCACTTAAGGTTATTTCTGCCCCGGTTTTGGTTTTGGCCGATAAGAGGACTTTTCTTTTATCTATGTCTTTTGGTCCTTCTTTACTTCTTTCACCTACTTTGTTCTCATAACGTTTTTTACCAGCTGGCGTAAGAGTTCCATCTTTGTTCTGAAAACGTCTTACACCCCATTTCATTCCGAGGATACCGTAATGAGTTAATTCGTTGGTATAATTGTATTGCCACATCTAACCTCACCTCCTCCCTTTACTCAAAAGCATCTTTATTAGCTTTATAAGCGATATAAGCATCCATCATAGCGGCCACCGCGTCGATCTTCTGCTCATATCGTTTCTTAAGTAATTTTCTATTACCATTCGTATCTTCCAAGGTTATACAGTTACCCATAGCAAAAGACATAAGTTCCTCATCAAATAAAAGCATCCGCTCCTCAGAAAGCTTCTTAAGTTCACCTAAAGGAACGGATTCTGTTTTTGCACCCTGTATAACTTTTTCGATTCCAAATGGACCGTTTTCAGATTCCCAACGCTCTACAAATTCCTTTGCGTTATATGGGTCGAAACCAAAGCAGCGAACATCATAACCACATTCTGTAATATGTTTATCAAGATCGTCATAAACCTCCATCATATCCAGAACAGTTCCTTCTAATACAATCAAACTACCTTCTGCCATAAATTGATCATACTTGATTCTCATTGCCGCTGGAAGTTTCATCAAGGTTAATGAGGATATATAGTTTCTGGTTTTGACACCGAAGCACCCATTAGATAAAGGAAACAGAAATGTAAATGCACAAAAGTCGTCTCCTTGAGAAAGGTCTGCTCCAAGAGCGCAAGGCATTTGCCAGTAGTCTCTCTTTCTATGAGGTAACGTTTCCTCATAAGTGAAGTAGTAAGTATAGCCCTCCATAGGAATCCCAAAACGTTTAGCAAGAATATCATTTCTAGCAGCCGGAGCCTTTTCTGCTCTTTCAACATCCAACTGGTAAGTTTCATAACTGACGGTCTTTCCAAGATTAGGATTAGCCTTCAACCACATTTCAGGATTGGCGACCTCATCAATTGAATCAAGTTTATACCACCAAATCGAAACGTGAGGGTTAATATAGTCACCTTTAAGTATGTCCATCAACTCCATTTTGATTGTGTCTCCGCTTCCATTACGAATCGTACCCTCTGAACTAGTCGCAATGATTAAATAATCGTCAACTTTAGAAGCACCTTGCTCAATGGCTCCAACAACGTCTTCTCGAATGTCCCCTGAAAGCCATTCATCGATAGTGGCCACTTTAGGTCGTAGACCTTGAAGTTTGGAAATAGACATCGGACGTACTTCTATCAATGAACCGGTAAGGAAGTTCTCAATACCTTTTTTTGTAGGGGTTAACTTCATTCGTTTAGCTTTAGATCCAGTGGTATTTTGCAATGATCCCTCTGTTAGAAATTTAAACAAAGGACCTCTTGATCGAGTGATAGCGGTACGAATGGGTGACATTACTTCTTCGGCTTGTTTCATTGTTGGGGCAGTTGTGATTTGGTGAGTTGTTGTAGTATCGACGTTTTGGAAATACGAATGAATACAGGAATCGTACAGAGATTTAGCAGCCCCCCTTCCAACGATAAGATACTGCTTATTAATTAGGCGTTTCTTGATAGTCTTCTTTACGTAGCGTCCACCGTGTCCATCTGGATTTGGTTCATAAACACTTCTTTCAATAAAATAATACCAACCAAAAACTTGTTCGCCCCATAACTTAAAAGTATCTAACAAGTGTAAGTCACCGCCATCGGTTAAGGTTAATTCAGATTCACAATATTTAATCCAACCTTCGACTGCTTGGTCATCATAGTAAACTCCGGGATTAGCAATGAGATCATCGATACGATTCATCTCCATAGAGATTTCTTTACATACCGGTATCTCTCCTCTAATTACGGCATCTCTAAACATGCCGTAGTATTTTGGAACGGCAGTGTTTGATAATGCCATAAGCAATCCCCCTTATCCTCTTTTCTCAATAATATCTTTTATTTTTCCAATGTTGTTATAAATAGTAAGAGTAGCACTAGTAACAGCCGCTATGGTAGTACCAGCTTTGAAAACTTTTTGTGCATACTCTTTGCCTTTGTTGATATTGCTTGGTCTCAATTGGGAGTATTGTCGTTCCATCTGAAGACGATTTATAACATTTCGAAGTTCGGCGTCAGACATTTCTGTAACTGATGGTTTTTTCTTAGCCTTATTAGCTATTTTTTGTTCATTTTGATCATAACGTTTTTTACCAGCTGGCGTAAGAGTTCCATCTTTGTTCTGAAACCTTCTAATACCCCATTTCATTCCTAGAATACCGTGGTGTTTTAAATCATCTTTGTTCGGCGGGCCTACGTCATCTAGCGAAAGCTCCATATCAAATGAGCCCATTCTTTTTACAAACTCTTCATAATCAGACATAATTACCTCCTTCCTTTATCTAGCATCCAAATGAATAGCGAACATTTCTCGTTCTGCGTCCCACGCCAGCTTGGTGTATGTCATTTTAGTAGGAGCTAATATAGCCTCTTGGTTACTTCGTGTATTGACTATCTTACCTCCGTTTGACGTACGTCCATCTGCTAAAACCCCAGGTGTATTTTTACAATTTATTACCAAATACGAATTATAAGTTTTGGCTGCGTGCGGATTTACTTTACGCCACGTGTCTATCGCAAACGTTGGTGATGTAGACGTAGAATATATTCTGTTCTCGGAAAAACTTTTACCTTTAAAATTTTTATTGAACGAATCGAAAGTTTTAGACAGTTCTGATTCTCCCATTTTGTCTAGTTTTTTACTAAGACCTTCTGTGGAAAATTTTAAGTTTGTAGATCGGTATACCGTCAGATCGTTAACCCTATTTTTACTTATACTATCTTTGAGTTTCTGGGCTGCATCGGCTACATGGGATGGTTCTCCCGTAGCAAGATAAGTATTTATAGTTCTAGAATATACAGCAGCATCTGTGTATTTTTTCATACGATCTATGTCTGTTTTATTAAGATTGTCATACACTGCATTTTTATGAGCTAAAACACCTGTTTTATCAATCGTAGAAATTAATTTTGGGTCCGAGGTTAAAACACCAGTTTTTCTAGTTTGTTCTTCTATCATACGTGCAATGTTTTTATCGGTTTGATTTTCCTTTGTGAATGATCTCTTTATGGCGTACTTATATTCTCTAGGATTTAATCTGCTACCAATACTATACCCAGTCTCTCTTAATTTAGATTTAATGGCGGATTCTGCTCTGAGAATTCTATTATGGCTTTGACTTTTTTTATCTAATGCAGTTCTCGTACCGTCTTTGTTCTGGTAACGTTTTTTACCAGCTGGCGTAAGAGTTCCATCTTTGTTCTGGAAACGACGAACTCCCCATTTCATTCCTAGAATGCCGTGGTGTTTAAGATAATCATAGTGGTTTAGATAATCGTAGTGAGATAATTCGTTATTATTCATTTTGAATTTCCTCCTCTTCGATTGTTTTTACAGGATCCGCCGCAACTTGAATTCTCCATTCAAGCTCTGATATAATTCGGTTTGTAGACTCGATCACAGCGGAAATAAGGGGAGGATCGAAAAGAAGTTTTACCTTCATGTATACATAAGACTTTATCAATTCCCGTATGGCCGGTAAATCTAAATTTGAATTTTCTGGAATAAAGTCCCCCCACACAGACGATTCGTCTTTGATCGAAAAACCTTCGGCGGGACCGACACCAATCTGAGTTAAAATTGAAAGTACAGTATTGATGTGCATGATTAAATCAGCATCGAAGTGCGTATACTCTTCCGCAATTCCGAGCATCTTTTTAATTGATGTTAGTATACTCTCCATAACATAGCAATCCTCCTTTACGGTCGAATCGCGATAAATTTCTTCATACAGAAACCTTCGATACCCGCAGCCGTGCAAACTTTATAGAATTCTTCGGTTGATTCTTTTTCGTCAACCCTAATTTCTGTCTGACAAACAATCTCGCATATGACTGGGGCTTCAACGGTTGGTTTTTCACGAACATTAAGTTTCTTACAATTCGACACGAGACCAATTTTAATCCCTTCTGTCTCGTCGTGAGTTTCGGATGATACATATGTATCGTTAACTGTGTCATTCTGGTACATTTATCGCTTCCTCCTTTTATTTTTGCCTCCAAGGACAAGTGTCATTTTTACTTCTTTCAATCGGCGCTTTGATTAATAAGTTTTCATCGCCATAGTGTATTGCATTGTGGGTTGAGTGTGTAGTAGAGATTAAGTATTCTGGGTCTAACAAAAATTCACTTTGATCAACGATGTCCCTTGGCAGAATAGGATTCATGTGATGAATATAAATCTTTCCTCGAATCACATAATCTTCGAGACCGAGATCACAACCATTATCCCTTACAATTACAAAATCCCGAACAGCTTTCCATTCGGGTGACTTATAAAAGTTCTGATTTATGAATCTATCAAACCCAAATGTCTCTTCGCCAACAGTTCCATTAAGTTTTAAATATCGGTACCGTTCCTCGAAAGTGTTCAACTTGGATAGCTCTGAATAAGTCCTAATCATTTGAGCTCCGGTTCCAATTTTTATAGTCCGAATCGACGCCTTTATAGAAAGGAATCATTTCGGGAACGATCCTCTGAATATAACCTCTTTCGTCAACCTCGACGGTTATAATCCATCCTCCAAGATGAACACTTATACCTTTTCCTCTAGTATATGGAGTTTGTGTTTGGAAACATCCTACCTGAAAACAATGAACATTCCGATAGAACAAATATTCAAGTTTGTGATAATGTCCTATTGCTAGAATATTAGGTTTACTATCTGCTTCCATCGCTTCAATCATCTTTTGTGGTTTATAAGATAAGGCATAGGCGGTCCCATCCCAAGGATGACGCAATTCAAGAATACAATTAGGAGTGATTTCGATTATTGCACAATCTCTCCCTAGATACTTCATATCTTTTCGTTTCATGGATATGATTTCACCAATATCAACGCCACATCTTTTGTAAATGCTCGAGTCATGATTACCCGTAATAAAGTGAGTCGTGATGCCGTCTATTCTAGGATAGTTAGTTACGATTTCGTCGATGTGATCATCCGCGCCCTGGGTGTAACAATCATACTGGTGACCTGTGCGCATTTGTTCGCCTTCGTCTATGTCTCCAGCGTGATAAATATCTTTGACTCCTCTTTGAGAACAAATTTCATAAAATTTATGAAGATACGTAAGCTGAGTATATTTGGAATTGATATGAGTGTCACCGATTAAGCCAAACGAGATAATCTGATTACCACCCCATTCTCTAATATGTGTCGTAGGAACGAAATTTTCGAAAACCGTAAATTTATCTGGTTTAGTCTTTGTTTTGTTTTTAGTTTTCTCCTTTTCTCGTTCACTTTTTAAATATAATCTAACTTCTTCTTCTGATTTACCAACACGTTCTGCAATTTTTCTATATGCTTGATGATGTCTATACATTTTTTTAGCTGTTGTTTTCCAGTCATTCATTCAATCACCTCCATTATCTGAATTTCCTTGTCCGCTATAATTTCTCATAGCATCAAGAGCTTTCGCATAAAGTTCCTCGATTCTCTTTGCCGACTGTAACGACTGTGTTTTTGCTTCGATCAACTCTTTCTGTTTTTCGAGAATTTCTTTTTCGATCTTCTCTTTAGTTGAACCGAGCTTTAAATAATGTGTAATGACCTGAGAAGAGGCAGTGCCGTCTCGCAACTGTTTCTCAGCAAGGTCGACAGCCAAAGACACTAACTGATTCTCTCTAGCTTCTGGAGATAAAGCCGGTCTCATCTTTCTCGAAGATTCGGAAGAGGTTACAGTCTTAGCTTTCTTCATCCTTAATACCTCCTCTTAATGAAATATCATATAGTTATTGTTGTGTTTCACGGGGTTTATAGAAAGTTTCACATAGCATTTAAAAGAACTCACAAAGCCGACAAAAATCTTTTGAAAGGAGAAAAGAAAGAAACGAAATAATCAACCTTGTGAGTTCATGTAAATGCTATGTGAAGGGTAAAACCACCCTAAAATATAACCCCCGGAGATTTTTTTATGAGG